GGCTTTCTGGCTCAAAAAGAACCTCGGCGGCAGGTCGCCAATCTCCAAAGTATCCGACAACGAACACACGACGGCGGCGCTGGGCCACTCCGAAGTACTGAGCGTCAAGCACTCTGTATGCGAACCCATACCCGAGTTCTGCCAGCGCCCCGAGGAAGGAACCAAAGTCCCGCCCACCGTTGCTACTGAGAACACCCGGCACGTTTTCCCATACGCACCACTTGGGTCTAAAGTGGTCAAGAATTCCGCAATAGACAAGGGCAAGGTTTCCCCTTGGGTCTGCGAGTCCTTTGCGAAGTCCGGCGACGGAAAAAGATTGGCAAGGGGTTCCACCGACCAGAAGGTCAATTGTTCCAAGATCCCACTCCTTATAGTTAGTCATATCACCAAGGTTTTTGACGGCTGGATAATGATGCGCCAGCACAGCTGCAGGAAAAGGTTCAATCTCTGCAAAGCCTGCAGCCTCCCAGCCTAGCTGGTGCCACGCCACCGTCGCGGCCTCAATCCCCGAACACACCGACAAGTACCGCATTACGCACCCAACAGTTTGTTCAGCCGATCCTGCGTGCTCTGGTAGCGCTTGCCGTAGGCCTCCAGTATCAGCTCTTCTAGGATCGACACCCTGGTGCGACGCTGCTCTGCAGCCGCCTGGTCTAGCAACTGCCTGACCTCTGGCCGCATACGCATTAGAAACATCTTGCCCTCTTTCATGCTGCCCCCTTGTGTATATCGCCCGAATATAAAGCCAGCACCGTAACATCGTCAACGGTTGCCACTTTGATAGCACTACAAATTATTTTGCTTTGGGGTGTTGACATATCGCTGCGATATATGAGATCTTCTGTCTACGGTCACTCAAGACCGCAACCTCACCGAGATACAGGGAGATTGAGATGCAAGCAATCAAGACCATTACCAATAAGCGCGGCATTCAGTACGCCTTAGTCCAAGACGGCACTACATTTGGCGTTTACAAGCTCTGCGAAAACTATAACCGCCATGTAAAAGGCGGCATCAGCAAAGTCTGGCGCTACGTTCAGAAGGGCATGACCCTCGACGCAGCAACAGCATTGTTTAACAAGCGGGGGGCTTAATCATGACCTCCTACGTTGCTTACTTCCGAGTTTCCACCGAGCGCCAGGGCCAGTCAGGCTTGGGCCTCGAAGCCCAGCAGGCACAAGTCAAAGCCTACGCTGACAGCATCATCCACAGCTTTACTGAGATCGAATCAGGCAAGCACGATGACCGGCCACAGTTAGCCGCCGCCATCGCAATGTGCAAAGCCACCGGCAGCGCACTACTGATCGCCAAGATCGACCGCTTATCGCGCCAGGCAGCCTTCCTTTTGACCCTGCGTGACTCTGGTGTGCAGATCGTTGCCGCCGATATGCCTCACGCTGGCACCCTCGAGTTTGGTATCCGCGCTGTGGTCGCACAGCATGAGCGCGAAGAGATCAGCCGCCGCACCAAGGCAGCACTGCAGGCCGCCAAGGCCCGTGGCGTTCGCCTGGGTAACCCAAACCCGCAAGCAGCAGCAGTTGCCGGTGCAGCCGCTGGCCGTGCCAACGCTGACGCATTCGCAGCCAAGGTGATGCCCATCATCGCCGACATCCAGCGCTCTGGTGCCACCAGCCTGCGTGCAATCGCCACCGCTCTGCAGGCCCGTGGTGTGCAGACAGCCCGCGGCAATACCAAGTGGCTGCCAGCCCAAGTGTCTAACCTAATTCAGCGAGGTGCAGCATGAGCGACGATTTCTTCAATGGTTTTCTGCTTGGCATGGCCGTCATCTTTGCCCTGTTCTTTGTGGCGGGTGTCATATGATCACCGGCCAGATCCTGCGTGACGCGCAGCTAGCCCTTTTCGAGCAGCGTGATGCTGACTTCCTAGCGCACTGTCGGCGCATTGCCACCGACATCGCCAAGAGCCAGGGCAGCGTGTCCATCAACGATGTCCGAGCTGCCATCAGCCTGCCTGCGGAGCTGCACCCATCAGTGTTGGGCGCTGTTTTCAGAGGTAAAAAATTCACAGCAATTGGCTTTACCGAAGCCACACACAAGGCCGCCCACGCTCGCGTGGTGCGGATCTACAAACTCAACGAGGAGAAATAAACATGGCCGGAAAGAAAACACCTGACTACATGATGAGCGCCAGCCGCCTGCCTGCGCTGCTGGGCCTGTCCAAGTATCAGACACCCAACGATGAGCTGCAGTTCTCAATCAACGCAGCCAAGGGTGTGCCACGCGAAGACAAACAGAACGAAGCAATGGCCTGGGGCGACCGGCTCGAGTCCATGATCCTGCGGGAAACTGCCAAGCGGCTGGAGCTGTTTGAGCTGTCCACCGAGTTTGACTCAGCCTTCTTCCACGACACACTGCCGCTAGCCTGCAGCCTGGATGGCTACGCGCATGGCCGTGGCCAGAAGATCCGTACCGACACTGACGCAGGCATCATCGTGGTCGGCCAGGATGAAATCATGCTCGACGGTTTTGGCGTACTCGAGGCCAAGCTGACAGCCGTGGCACCCGAGGAGATACCAGCGCTGTACCGAGGGCCAGTGCAGTTGCAAGCACAGATGGACATTATGCAGGCCAAGTGGGGTGCGCTGGCTGTGCTGTACCAAGGCACCACGCTGCGCATCTTCCTGTTTGAGCCACACCAGCAGACCCTGTACACCATCAAGACAGCCGTGCTGGAGTTTCAGAAGAAGCTGGACAAATACAAAGCCACAGGCGAGATTGACTTCTACCCGCCAGCCAATCCCAAGGATGCCGACCGTATGTACCCGGCAGCCGACGAAAACGTGGTGGTCAATCTGCCTGGTCGAGCCGAGCAATTGGTCGATCAGATCGTGACTGCCAACGCCGACATCAAAGCAGCCGAAGGCCGCCGCAGCGAGGCCGAGACTGAGCTGAAGGCAATGATGGGCCAGGCTGCCAAGGCCAGCATCGGACGCTTCGAGATCCGCTGGCCAATGCGCAGCTACAAAGCCACAGCAGAGAAGGTTGTGCCTGCGAAAGAAGCCTACAGCATCAGGCAGTCAACGCTGTCGATTAAGGAGATCGCATGATCTGGCGCGACCCGACCAAACTTGAAGAAGCCCACGCACGCGCTGTCGTTTCGCTGCTAAACACCATACCCAAGTGCAGCGAAGAAGAAGCTGAGGAAATTGTCGAAGCCTTCACCGCTTTGATTCTGTACACACTGCAAGCCTTTTTACCTTCACAAGGAGATGACGATGCAACTAACCATTAGACCGGGATTCGCACCCACTACCTTTTCCGAAGCCAAGCAGTTTGCCGAAGAGCTGGCATCGTCCAGCCTGGTGCCAAAGGCCTACACCGGCAAGCCACTGGACGTACTGGTGGCCATGCAGTGGGGCGCTGAGATCGGCCTGGCACCCATGCAGGCACTGCAGAATATCGCCGTGATCAATGGCAAGCCCAGCGTCTACGGTGACGCAGCAATGGCGCTGGTGCAGGCATCGCCACACTGCGAAGACATTGAGGAATACTTTGAGAATGAGAACACGCCAAACCCGACAGCAGTCTGCGTGGCCAAGCGCCGTGGCCGCAAGCCGGTGGTCGCTAAGTTCTCGGTCGAAGATGCCAAGCGAGCTGGCTTATGGGGCAAGCAAGGCCCGTGGCAGGCGTACCCAAAGCGCATGATGCAGATGCGGGCCAGAGGTTTCGCATTAAGAGATGCCTTTCCTGACGCGCTCAAAGGCCTGATCACCGTCGAAGAAGCGCAAGACTTTCCAGATGAGGCAAAGCCACGGCCACCGAAGGATGTCACACCACTGCCTGCCAATCCGTTGGACATGATCCCGCCACCAGCAGAGATCCCAACGCAGGATGAGTATGTGCCTGACCTGGATGAGATCAATGCTGAGTTGCAGAATGCGGCTGCCGAATCTGCAGAACCTGCTGCAGAACCTGATGCGCTAGATGGGGTGCCGTTGTATGTACCAAGCAAAGGTGAAAACACCGACCCGAGAATCATATCAGCTCACGGCACTTACCAGGAATGGTCGGATGCCTATGAAGCAATCGCTGAGAAGACGCTGACCGCAGGCAAAGCACCGGAGCGCCAGCGTATGACAGCGCTGCGGCAGTTGAAGGAGGTCAACAAGGACACCATCGACAAGCTCGACCTGGTGGCCAAGACCAAGCACACCGAACACTACCAGCGCAGGCTGAAAATCTTGGGTGCCACCATGAATGACAAGGAAAAAAATCCCGGCGAGTAACCGGGAAAACCCGCTGATCCACCTTGGTCGCGCAGGAGTGGCGCAGGGTCAGCGGGGGGTGTTCCTTACTGCTTCGTACTGCTTGAGACAGGTGTCGAGGGCGCTGGCAAGC